AGTGTCAATCGTTGCCACAGCTTGAGTTGAAATCACGCCACAGCCTGAACCAACCTTCTCAAATGAGTAGACATAAGGCGCACCAATATATGAAGCAGCGTGAACGTCAACGTCAGTAAAGAGTAAGTTCAAACCACGGACACGCTTGCCGCACTTCAAGGAGCCAACAGTAGCCAACTCAAAGTCACCAGCCTGATTGGTGGTGGAAGCAGTCCAAACTGTATTGTCTTCTTGATCGCACCACTTGACGAGACGAGGGTTGCCAGAAGCCCCCAAAGCGAATACAAAGCGTTCAGCCGTAGTCATCACAGCAGCACAAGACGTTGGTGCGTTAGTGATTGCAACAGCCTTTGTAGGAGTTGCGAAGCCTAACTGCCATTCAAGCAATTGACCATCAGAGTCTGAACAAGCAACGAGATATTCGCCCCATGCGTCCATTGTCCATGTCGTTGCAGGAGTCACAGAACCAAGATCAGGACGAGCAACGCCAAAGGCGTATGAGCCATAAGTACTGTACCCATAACCAGTCTTCACCACAGCATTGTCAGCACCAGCCGTGAATGTTGTTGGTGTGATGTCTTTCAAAGTGCCAGCTTCATTCATGGCATATAGCTTTGACGATGTACCAGCAGCAATCCAACGATCTGTGGAGTTATCACGCCAAGTCAACAAGCCACGGCAAACGCCCGTCATTTGTGAAGATGAGCGTTTACGCCATCCACCAATAGGACGCAAAGTGGCTTCAAACCAGCGAACAAGGTTGGAGTCAAACCAACGACCTGAAGACTGATATTCAGTGCCATTACGGTAGACGCCAGCAGGGATTTTGAGAGGAATGAGTGCCATGATTGTTACGCTTGAAGGTTAGACACGAAAGTCAATGTTGCAACAACGCTTGGAATTGACGGTCTTGCATAAGGAGATGTCTGCGCTGCATACGCTTCGTAATAAATACCTGTAGTTCCACCAGTATGCGCTTGATCTGTAGCAGCCCATAGTTCAACATGGTCATCTGCATTAAGACTTACATAAAAATTACAAGCAGCAATTAGGTATCCATCAGAAGAACCATGCTTTGCTAAAACGTCAAACTTGCTTGCTGTTCCTGCTACATCTGCTCCATTTACGCGCAGCCAAACAATTGAATGATGCGCTTGGCTATCAGTATTAGCCATTTGTATGCTGAACTGATAGTTGTAAATTCCAGCCTGAGAAACATGAATTCCGTCACTTGTATCTAGAGATGAACCATTAGTGAAATCAACTGTTGTGCAAGTAACAAGCGTTGCTGTATTTGCTGCTGAGAAATTGAAGTCAGTATTACGCTGAACAGCAGCGTAAGGCATATTGATGAACTTACCGCCACGAGGCCCAAGCAAAGACGTAAAGATGTTTGCAGCCTTCAGAAAGAAGGTGCGCAATGCAGCATTGGTCTGCGCAACAGTCAAACGGTCATACCTGTCTTGCGGATTAGGCAAGTCTGGCGTTGCTGGACTGTTTAACTGTTGCTGGATATTCATGCCTGTATTTTCGCTGAAATCAGGCTGTTATGCCTGACATTGTTTTAGGCACGAATCGTATAAAGCCTGACGTTGCTCAAGACCAATGAAGCCCCCATTGATCTTCTTTGTCATTCCCTTGATGTCGCCAACATCAGCAAATGCAGACAGGTTATTTGATTTCCAAAACCATCCAGCACTACGCGCTGCATACATAGGTTCAAGCAACAAGTCAGGATTGCTTACTAGATCAACACCAAGACTTGAGCCACAGCGTGTGTAATTGTCTTTTCCTGTCAATTGCTTTAAGCCACGACCTCGAAACTTCCAACCTTCACCAGATTCAGCAGGACCGTTGCCCATACGTGATGAGTAAACCAAGTTTGCAATCAACTCAGCCTTGCCAGCAATGCTATTTGCTACGGCTGTCGGAACCAGCTTTCCATTCTCTTTGACGGGCTTCTTATCCGCGCCAAGTACAGCAAAACGATTAGGCCAGCAAGCAGCAAGAGTCGCAGCACGGTAATTAAGATTTTCAGAGAGCATGGTGTAGCCACCAGACTCGTGAGACGTTTGTGCAAGGAATGAAGCAACACGCTGTGGCGTATTGATCTCAAACTCTTGACAAGTTGCAATGATTGCATCAATCCACTTCTCAGGATTCTTGATCTTCGCGGCCTGTAACTGTTCAATGGTTGGCGTCATTTGTCACCTGCCATCTCTTTTTGCTTCTTATCAACGTCCTCTTGTGCTTTGTTACTTGAACCAAAGAAGAATCGAATCAGGCTGTTTACAGCCGTACCAATCAAGAAACCTAAGATGATGTTGATGAAGTCTCTGTTGTGGTTATCTATTGGCATGAACGATACAGCCGCGAAATAGATAAATGAAGCAATGGTGATGAACCAAGCGTAGTTTTGAGCAAACTTCTTAGTGCTGTCATCATTCATATACATATCCGTAGCGCGTTGAGTTGACTTCTCATCAAGCGCAGCCATGAATTCAGAATGACGATTTGCTTCTTCTTGCAGCTTGGCGTTGTACTCAGGAGTTGCTTCGCCTTCAGGCTTTAGCTCAATGCCTAACTTTGCTTGCACAGCATCAACGCCTTTTTCAATGACTTGATCTGCAACCTTGTGCATCCCGTTGTTAATCAGGTTCGCTACGATTCCCGCGACTATTGGCAACATCTTTGATTTCCTTTCTTACTTCACTCTGTAATTTCTTCAACTGACGAATCTCATACTGCATTTCTGACTTCATCTTCATGTAGTCAACAACGACTAAAACTGACATGGGTAACGCCAAGAAAAGAACAATTGCCAAGATGACTACGCCAGCGACAAACCACCTTGTGTCTTCACGAGCCATCCGAGCGACAGCATGAACCCCCACATCCACAGAACCAGCCATAGGACTGCCGCTGTAACTATTGCCCTGTCTACCCTGTGATTGCGTAGTAATTCGCGTTGCCATTTTGCGTCTCTCTCTTTCTTACGCTTCACCTGCCTTGCGAATTCCTGCTCCTCTAGGATTAGGTCGTACATCTCAAGAAAACGGCTGTAAATGGCTCTTAGCTCCTTTGGAGCGTAAACCATAGCCTCACGAATCTGCACAGTCATGTTCTCCAATTGGAGTTCAATTTGCACTCTGTCAATCGCACTATCTTCAATTGTTGTCGTAGTCTTGCTGACTTCTTCCAACTCAAGGCAATGCGCTTTTAGATTTCTTCTAATCTCAAAAAATACCTTCAACTGCTCACATACTTGATGGATAGCCTGTGTCTGGTATTCCTCATAACTCAGCTCTGGTTGCTTAACTGGCTTTGCTTTCTTTGCAACGCTTGGAACAATTGTCTCTGTTGGCGCTGGTGGTGCAATTGCCACTTTCTTTTCTGGTGGCTTCCCACCAAATAAAGAAAGAAGCCACGACCAAAGGCCAGTGACTTCCTTGTAGATCGCCTTAGCGTCACCAATGCCTTTTTCGACAGTTGACTTGAGCTTTCCAATTTCAGCCTTTCCCTCTGACAGCATCTCGCAACCTTTGCGAACTGCTGCAACAGCAGCTTGCGCTGCCATGAGAAGGCTGATTGGGTCCACATCACTTGTCGGCTTTACCGTCTAACTTGTCAAAGATTTGCTTGAGCAATTCCTTAACGTCACGCATATCAGCGCGGTAATCATCCTTTTGCACATAGTCATGTGGCAGAGTTTTCATCTCATCCTCAAGGCGCTGAATCTTGCGAGTCAGGCCATTAAGTGTGTAGACAGCCAAGAAGCCAGCAACGCTGACCACTAGATTGAATAGTTGCTGGTTATCCATGCTATTACTCGTCTGCTGGCTCAGGCGTGTTGCCATCTTCCAGCCATTTCAAATATGTTGGATCAGTGGTTTTGTTCACAAATACAAAGGAGCCATCGTCAGTTGCTTTTTGAACAAAGTCAGATTCTTGTTTTGTAACAATGTCAATTTGTCGTTTATACATTTACAACTCCGCTGCTGCTGAAATGGTTGAACCAACTAGGCGCAATTGCGTGCCAAATCCAGCAGTTCCACCGCCTGCTGTATTTGCGTCAAGAAAAACGCCACTAACACTTCCGCCAGTTGATGAAATAGACGTTAATGCAATATTAGCGCCGCCGCACGATACAGTGCTTGTTCCCACGCCTGATAAGCTGATTGTCGTAGGTGTAATTCTCATCTGAACAGGGAATTGCCACCACATAGGGTTTACAGACGCATTAAATGCCATCCCAGATAAGCGTGAATTGTCCGCAAGAACTTGATAGTACCGCTGACACAAAGCCAGATCAGTACCATACGGGCGGTAGTCAAAGCTCGTTGCTGTTGAGCCTTTTTCTAGTTGTACGCCTGTGATGTAAAAAGTTGCACACGATGTGCCTACTACGCTGGTTGCGCCTGTGGCTGAAGCGTAGTTTCCAGAAGCCCATGACCCCGCTGCACCGCTAAGAGTCGAACCAACACCTAGTCCAAACCCAACCAGAATTCCAATTCCATTGGTAGTAAGCCATGTGCCAGAAGTATCTCCCGCAATCGTCACGGTTTTTGTTTCCCATGTGTTTGCAGCATTAATTGTGTATGAGAACGGATATGAACGGTCTGCGGCAGAGTTTCGCAAAGAGCCACCAAAAGTTCCTGTCAACGAACTACGAACTTGAAAAGATAAAGTGACGGTTGCTGCATTTGCAGTTCCCCAAGCTAAATCTGAAACATTTAAACCTTCAACAGTTTGAATAAAAACAAACTGGTCGGATGACGTAATTGAATATGCTGACGCGGATGTGATAAGGCTTGAATTAACAAAACCAGTAGGTGCAGTAGAACTTTGCTGAATACTAAACTTTGACGCTTGGCTTTGACGGGTACACCACCTGTCTAGCGCGTATGGGCGACCTGATGTATCCGTAGGAGTAACACTAGCCCCCGCATTACGCTGGTCAATCATCATCGCACCATTGATGATGCGGTTTTTCATTCCGTTATAGCCGCTGGCAATAAGACCTCGCA